TACGTGAAGAAATAGATAAGATAATGAATGAGGCTGAAATAACCCCATTGTATATCTTGGAGAAGATGAAGGATATTATAGAGGCTACCACCTCTAGAGATAGTGATAAGGTATCTTTATTAAAAGAATTAGTTTCAATAGCTGGGATGAAGGACACGGATACAAAATCTGAATCTGTAACAGTTTTTCAAGGTTTCTCATCTGAACAGCTAGAAGCTATTGGTGGTGGAAATAAAAAACTGGCAAGTGCCAAAAGGGAATTGAAAAGCTGATGAATCTATACGAAATAGTGATGGAGGTTCTTGAGCACGCTGACGATAATGGTATGTCATTAGAAAATGATATGTCAAAACAAAGCATTGCTACTGAAATCTATGAACTGTTTTACGAAAGTCAAGTTTATTCTAGTTTTATTGATAGTGGTTATATAGGGGATATAAGTGACTACTGGCAATTTAGACAAGACCTAAATGAAGACGAGTAAGTTAGCAGTGTACGGAACGCTTAGAAATGGAGAGCGAGATACTTGGAAAGTAGATGGCTACTCATTGGTGTTTCCGGGTCATAGAAATTATCCAGCAGCCTTTATTGATGAAGACCAGAATGAAATGGTTGTTGAGGTTATAGACGTTGATGATATCGACCTACACGGATATGATACATATGAAGGTGTGTCTTATGGATTATATGAAAGAAGAAGGGTAAAGGCTTATACAGAAGACAATGAAGTAGATGCTTGGATGTATACTATAGGCCCAGCTTTATTGCAGAATAGTGGAGTATTTGAACTTGTACCTAAAAAAGATTGGATGTCAGAAGAGTGCCAGAAGCTCCGAACATAAATAAAAACAACGTATCTGAAAAAGAACGTGTATTAGAGTTAGCTAAAAGAGATATAGTATCTTTTGGTCAGTTATTCCTACCTGAAGATTTTATGAAATCTAATCCTGCTTCATATCATTATGAATTAAATGACCTTTTATTAGATGATACTAAAAAAAGAAACTGTATTATATTACCTAGAGGGCACAGTAAATCCACATTAGCAAAGACTGCTTTATTATATCATTTGTATTTTAACCCAGAGGGTAAGAAAGAATTTATAGCTTGGGTTGCAGAAGAACAATCTCAAGCAATCGACCATATTAAATATTTACAAAATCATATAGAAGTAAATCCAGCTCTTAATTATTACTTTGGAGACATACGTGGAAACAAATGGACAGAAAAAGAATTTACTACCAGTAAAGGAGATAGGGTAATAGCAAAGGGTACATCGCAAAGACTTCGTGGTCGTTCTCAATTAGGTCTTAGATATACAAAGATAATACTTGATGACTTTGAATCTGAGTTGAATACCAAGACTCCAGATAGAAGACGAGAGATAAAAGAGTGGGTTATGTCTACTGTAGAGCCTGCTTTAGAAAACTCTGCTGGAAACGAAGGTTCTATATGGCTAATAGGAACTATAGTGCACTATGACTCATTTTTACAAAGTATATACGATGGTTATGTAGAAGCACAAAGGGACAAAAGAAAATATGCTTGGGATGTAATGTATCATAAGGCTATAAGTCCTGAAGGTGATGTTCTTTGGCCCAGTTACTTTAGTAGAGAGAAATTAAAAGAGATACGTAGAAGATTTGAAGATGTTGGTTTATTGCACAAATTTGCACAAGAGTATTTAAATGAAGCTAGAGATTTAGAGAATGCTAAGTTTAAAACAGATAGGTTGCAAAAATATGACCATGAGTTTGAAAGTAGGGATGGATATGCATATATTGTAAACAAAGATGATGCTATACCTATAAATGTATATATGGGTGTTGACCTAGCATATGAAGCTACTGAATCAAGTGACTACCAAATTATAATGGTTATAGGAATAGATAGTGATAGAAACATATATGTAATTGATTATATGAGAGAACATATACCTCTTTATGATATGCCAGAACAAATATTAGAATACGCAAGAGAATTTTCTCCTGTTAAAAGAGTTAATGTAGAGCACGTTGGAGCTCAGGGTATAATAAAAGATGCTGTTAATGCATTATCAAATAAAGAAAGAAAGGTAGCTCCGGGCATAGCACTAGGCGTAAGACCACCTAGCGGTATTAAAAAAGAAGATAGGTTAGAATCTTTATTAGCACCTATAGTCAATAGAAAGAAAATGTTTATAAAAAGGTCTCACAACTCCTTAGTAGATGAAATGTTTCAATTCCCAAAAGGAAGAAACGATGATATACTTGATGGTCTATGGTACGCTATTAATAAAGCTAGACCTCCTGTTAGTAAGAGGTTTAATGCTGTTGACTTCATAGAGAACAGGGTAGTAAAGCCTGTATCTAAAACAAAGAAGAGAGTTATATCTTGGGTTACTGGTCAAAAAATTTAAATAGTACTTGCATAGTGTGTATATGATTTGGTATATTATGCATCAAAAAGGAAGGTGCATTCATTTCTAGTATACGAGAGTTAGAAAAAAACGAAGTACAACACTCTGAGGTTAATAGACAGCTTTGGAGAATGTGGAGAGATGCTCGCTCTGAGTGGGATGTAGAAGCAAGAGACTCTATTGATTTTTTTCTAGGAAACCATTACTCACAAGAAGAGTCAGACGCTCTAAGGGCTGTCGGTCAAGGTGATTTTGTAATTGACCGTGTATATGCCGCAATAGAGAAGCTTAAATCTCTTTTAACCTCACGCTCACCTAAGTATAGTGCAGTAGGCAGAGAGGACTCTGATAGTAGGATATCCAATGTATGGAGAACTATACTAGAATACATATGGGATATATCTGATGGAGATACTCAATTCAAACAAGCTGTACATGATTATGCTACAGCAGGTATGGGTTACTTATATGCGTACATAGACCCTGAATCTGACTATGGAAGAGGGGAAGTTAAATATACTTATCTAGACCCATTTCGTGTTTATGTAGACCCAGCTTCTAGGCATAGATACGCTGATGACGCTTCTGGTATAATACTATCTACTATACTTACAGAAGACCAGTTAATAAATATGTACCCTCAGGTAGAACCATACATAGAAGAAATTGATAGTTATTACGATGAAGAAGATTATCCTAGTGGTGGTCGTAAAAATTCATCTCAATCTTTTACTCCAGATGTTTCATATGAATCTGAGTACAATAGGATTAATAAGTATAGAATACTAGAAAGGTTTACTAAAGTAAAAGTTCCTTTCTATAGAATGTTCAATAAGCAAGATGGCTCAGAGGTCATACTTGATATAGAAAAATATAATGACTTCATAGAATCTGAAAATGCAAAGCTTTTAATAGAAGCTGAAATGATTGAGATTGTTGAAGTAATGCAAACAAGAATTAAAGTCTCAGCAACAGCAGGTGACTTACTGTTGTATGAGCAGATATTAAATACAGACATATACCCGATAATACCAGTTCCTAATATATGGACAGGAACTCCTTATCCAAAGTCTGATATATCAAAGGTCAAAGACTCACAAAGACTTTTGAATAAGCTTTTCTCTCTCACTCTCTCGCACGCTCAAGCCTCTGCTGGACTTAAGTTAATGGTTCCAGAGGGTAGCGTGGATGATTTGGGGCAGTTGGAACAGGATTGGGCTAGACCTAATGCTGTTATCCCTTATAACCCAGAGTTTGGTGCACCGCACTTCCCTGCCCCACAATCACTTTCAGGAGAGTTTTACAACTTAATGAGTAGATTAGAACATTATATAGATTTAAGTTTCGGTATCCCAGAACTAATGCAGGGCTTTAAAGAAGGAGCACCTGAAACAGTTCGTGGTACTGCGATGCTTGCCGAAATGGGCGAGACTCGTGGTAAATCTAAATTAAGAGATATCGAAGGAAGTTTGACTAGGTTAGGTAAAAGTTTATACAACCTATCTAAGGGTCATTACACTTACGCAAAGACATTTAGAATTGTACAGCCAAATAACGACATTACGGAGTTTACGGCAAATATGTACGATGATAGAAGTCAGGAAATTAATGCCATAACAAATGACATCACCGTCGGGCATTATGACGTGAGAATCATATCCGGTTCAACTTTACCTTCTAATAGGGTCGCTGAGTATCAGATGTACCTAGAAGCGTATAAGATGAATCTGGTAGATGATGTCGAGGTTTTAAAGAAAACTGAAATCTTTGACAAACAAGGTGTCTTACAGAGAAAGGGACAAATGTCTCAAATGCAATCTTATATTAAACAACTCGAAGCTCAGATTAAGAAACTTAGTGGAGACCTTCAAACGGCAGAGCGTGAAACGCTTAGCTCAAGAAAGAGGGCTGAAACTGAGAAGTTCAAAAGCAGGCTTAATGAAATTCAAAATGATACTAAGTTCAAAACTAAAGTTCAGGTTGATAATCTAAAACGAATTGTTGATTCTGAATCGCAGGCTGTAAGCTAATGAAAACAGAAGTAGTGGGAACGTTACCCGGTTCTGCTTTTATAGACATCTATAAATAGGTGGTGCTAAATTAAAAGAAATCGGAGAAGATAATGGAAAACACTATGCACGAAAATGCCACAATAGAAGGAGTGGAAGGCGAAGCTTTAGAAGAAGTTGTTGAGCCTGTACAAGTTGGTGGAGAATCAGTACAACCTACTGAGGAAGTTGTTGATGATGCTAAAAAGTTTCAATCAATGTACGACAAGAAAACCGCTGATTATGAAAAGCTTAATAATGAACTCGAGGAGCTTCGTAAATACGAACAACTAGGAAGAGTTCTACAAGATAGACCTGACGTAGTTGAGGCGATGAGAAACACTTTGAGTGGTAATACGGCTAGTAAAGAAGAAGCCCCTAAGGTTACAGAAGATTCTTTTGACCCTTGGGAAGCTTATTACAAGCCGGGTTCACCTTCATATGAGATGAGGGTAGAACAAGAAAAAGCTGTTGCTCAGCAAGCTGTTCAAGAACAGATGGCAGGGTTTCAACAGCAAATGGCGATAAGTAACTTGAGACAAGATTTATCTAGTAAGCACGGAATAACAGACCCTCAAATGGCTGATGACTTTATACAATTTGCAACTACACCTAGGGAAGACCTTCCTTTGGATATGTTAGTTGACGTATATAGAAAGTACAAAGGCGGTGAGGAAAAAGTATCTCCAAACTTAGAAGCTGTTCAGAAGACCAAAACAATTCCAACTACGGCTGGAGTAGTTCAAGGGTCTGCACCTGAACAACCAAACGAGCTAGATGATGTTTGGCAAGGAGTTATGAACTCGTCAAGAAATACTAAAATATAGACAAGGAGTCCTAAATGTCGACTTACAATCAAGGAATTGTAAATGTTGGTGACCCGGGTTCAGCCGCTTCTGGCTATCATACTCGTAGGTTATTCAACTTTAGTGACCGTGTGGCGGACTTGGCTCCAGATGAATCACCATTTTTCGTGTATCTCTCAAAGGTAGCTAAAGTTCCTACGGATGACCCACAATTCCGATTTTTAGAAGATAGAACAAAAATCTCTATGACAGACCGTTCTTTCTTAATTAACGGGGATGTAACAATCCCAGCCGCTGGTAGTTCAGCGAGTTATTCACTTGACCTATCTGGCGGAGGCTCAGTAGACTGGTTGATTAAAGGTATGGTTGTTGCAGTAGGTCAAGAAACTGCCGCAAACGCACCAAACACAGTTATACTTAGGGTAGAGTCAGCACCTCAAGATGATGGAACTAGTACATCTTTACAGATGAAAACTATATCGGGTTCAGATGGTGGTGTTAATATTGATGGTGCTAAATGTACTGTTATTGGCACATCTTTTGGAGAAGGTTCTGGAGCACCAGATGTATTTTCTGAAGAGCTAGATAATGATTTTGGGTATACTCAAATCTTTAAAACAGCTTGTGAGATGTCTAATACTGCAAGAGCAACTCGTTATCGTGGTTACGCAGATGAGTTCCAAAGAATTTGGAATCTTAAACTTCGTGAGCATAAAATTGATATTGAGCGTGCTATGCTATTTGGTCAACGTGCAAGCGTTGGTGGAGCTCAGTACAGTGAAGGTATAGCAGGTCATATTATCGCTAACGGAACAGCTATAACTAATGATGCCGCTCTTTCTTACTCAGCAGGAGCACCATACTTCAGGTCTTCTGCCGCTTCCGAGTTAACATATGATAGGTTACTATCTGACTTTGAAGTTGTTTATGACCCTGCACGTGGTGGTACAGATTCTAAATTAGCATTAGCTAGTTTACCTGTAATTACATTTTTCAATAAACTTGGAGCTGATGCATTTTTAAATAAATCTTTACTTTCAGGAACAAGCACTGCTGTTAATGATGTGTCTAATTTAAGATACAGCATGGAAAAAACCCAAGGTTCTTTTGGGCATACAGTTCTGCAAGTTGAAACTATTCACGGCACAATGAATCTAGTTAAAGAGCCTCTATTTAGAGGTTTTGCTTCCGGTTTCTTATGCATGGTTGATATGGATAATGTAGCTTACAGACCATTAGTAGGTAATGGAGTTAATCGTGATACTCAAATTATGACTAACGTTCAGTCCGCTGACGAAGACCTTCGTAAAGACATGATTATGACAGAAGCTGGGTTAGAAGTTAGCCTTCCTGAGAGTCATTATCTAATAAACTTAGAAGGAGTTTAATTATGGCTAGAGCAAGTTACTTAGAGCAAAATAGTGGAGCAACTTTTGCACATAAAAAGAAAGTTGTAAAGCTTGGAGCCGCATATCAGCTTTTAGAAAAAGATAGTGGTAAGATTTTTATGCTAAATTCAGCTACTGAATTTGCCACTACACTTCCTGCTGTTGCAGATGCTGGAATTGGATGGTATTGCAAAATAGTTGTAGATGCCGCACCTTCTTCAGCTTCTTATACGGTTGTAGAAAAAGCCGCTTCTGATACAGATGTTATTATTGTAAACGGTATCAATGAGTTAGAAGTTGATACATCTGATGATGGGCCAACTAGTGCCGGTTGCACAACTATAACCTTTGCAGATGGCGTAGCTGTCCAAGGAGACTTTATAGACATATGGTGTGATGGTGAAAACTATTACGTTTCAGGTCAAACTAAAGCAGATGGCGGAGTAAGCGTAGCTTAAACTGAATAAATAAAGTTAACAGTAATTAGAACTGTGGGGGTTATCGTATAAAGGGTAGCCCCCAAATCTAAAGATAAAATATGAATTGTATACATTGCAAAACACCAAACCCAGAACAATGGTTCTACTGCAG